AACTCTGTTCGTTTATTTGAAACATTAACTGGATTATTCCATACTGCTCTTAATGGTCATCGCCTTGAGAAGCAATTAGGTGGTTCTGGTTCTACTGCTGAAGCAAACTATCTTACTGCTGCTACTGTTGCAGAAGCTCGTTCTCTTATAGGAGAAAGAGGAGAAGAACTTGATCTTCTTATAGTTCATCCTGCGGTTGCTTACTACTTATATCAGGTAGGTCTATTAACATTCTCAACTTCTGCCTTATCAACTGGTACTGGCATTACTTGGGGTGGTGGCGGTGTTGGTGTAACTGATAGATCAATCGGTCAGTTTGCTGGTTGCACAGTTGTCATCGACTCTCAGGTAAACATCAACGATCCAACAACTACTGGTAATCGTCAGGAGTTCCGTTGCTACTTAATGAAGTCAGGAACAATTCTTGAGGGTGTTCAATCTGAGCTAAGTATTGAAGCAGAAAGAAACATCTTATCTAAGCAAGATGTTATGTCTGTTGACTACCATACTGCGTATCACGTTATGGGTACTAAGTGGACAAATGCTGCTGATAACCCAACAAACACTGCACTTAGAACTGGTTCTAACTATGGTGTAACTTATGATATTGACCAGATTCCTATGGTTGAAATCTTTGTAAACACACCATTATCTAATGCCCTAAAGTCTTAATTTATATTAAGATTAAATTGTGGTCATCAAACCTCATCAATTATTGGTGGGGTTTTTTCTTTACGCTACAATAAAACTAAATTACTCTATCAATCGTGGCAGCTACCATAAATGCAACTATAAAAAGTGAAACTGCTAATAGCTATGTCACTTTGTCTGAATCTAACGATTATTTTGATACCTCTCCAGACTCATCAACCTGGACAAATAAAACAGATGACCAGAAGAAAAGAGCATTAATATCAGCTACCCGATGGATCGACACCTTAGTATTTTATGGAGATAGATGTGATGAAAGTCAGGCACTAAAATTTCCAAGAACTAATTATCAGGTTGATGGAGTTGAACTGGCTTGTACAACAATTCCAAATGGTATCAAATACGCACAATATGAATTAGCCAGAGCATTGGCAAATGATACCGATGCAATAACGGGAACTACAGGAAAAGACGGAAACTTTGAAGAAGTAAAACTCGGAGACATCCAGGTAAAATACAACACTGCAAGTCAGGGAACGGGTTCAGTAAACAACATACTTGATGTCTACCCTTGGCTTCAAAGTTACCTTGGAGCGTATATGCTAGGCGGTGCTGGCAGTTTCCAACTACGAGTGGTTAGAGGATAATGGCAGGACAACTAGACTCACTACTAAAAAACGTAGCCAAACAGGTAGTGTCTCAACTAGGAGACTCATTAGACACAACAATTATCTACACTAGAAAATTATCTACGTCATACAACACATCTACTGGTGCAGTAACTACAAGTGACACCAGCTACACAATAAAAGTTCCTGTGGAGTTCATACAATCTACAGAAGAAACAGGATTCCAGGAAAATGTAGCTAGAATTTTTATAACACCCGATCTTATAGGAGACAGCCAACCGCTACTATCAGACGAGGTTACTCTTACATTTTCTGGATCGACTAGAGTTGCAAAGATTACAGATGTAAGAACTTTGCGTGGCGGTCAAGAGTATCTATTCAGAGTTGACGTTATTTTCTAATGACTTTAGTAAACGCACGAGCAGCATTTGAAACAGCAATTAAAAATGCAGTAACAACTGCTGACAACACAGTGACAGTTGTGTTCGACAATATGCCTTTTACAACTCCAGGTAAAAACAAAAAGTATGTAATGGTAAGTCTTGATTTTACACAATCAACAATTCAACCCCAAGGTGCAGCAGTTGATTACTATGGAGGATCAATAACTTGTGGAGTTATGACACCAAAAAATAAAGGAACAGCAGATGGAGCAGCAATAGCGGAATCAGTTATAGATGGATTGACTTCTGTAAACGCATCAAACTACTCAGATACATTTTCTGCTTCTCCCCGGGTATCACAAATAGCTGGACCGACTACAATAAATACAGAAAGAGAAAGTCATTTCTTATCTGTAGTCAGTTGTACTTTTACTGCTAATGCCTAGTTCCAAAGACATCTCCCATCTAACCAAAGATTTAGAGCAGAATATGATAGCTCTAAAAAGTAAAGTAGCTTCTGCTATAGTACAGGATCTCCAAGAACGTGGTCCGTGGTGGACAGGACATTTTGCTACTAGCTGGAAAATAAGTGAAACTCCAGTACAGCCAGTTAAAAAATCAAGAAAAAGAGAGGAGATAGATAAAGGAAACATACAAGGATATGATGCTCCATTACATTGGTTAGATGAAGATGAAGCTGGAGTTGGTACAGGAAGCGTTTATGATCAAATAAGAACTAATCGTGTGTTACCTAATAGGAAAAGAGCCAAAAAAGTTCCACTGGAAAAACCTTTATATGTAGGTAATGAAGCTGAATATGCTGGATTTGCCGTTAACAATCCAGGGGCTACTGCACCAGTTGGTTCTCCCAACGGAATCACATACTCAGAACACGCAGGAATAGTAAGACAGATAACGCCTCCTAGTGGAAGCCCCGATTGGTACAAAATATATTTGCAAAATCAACAGTTTAACGAAGCGATATTACTCGGACTTAGCGAAACTTTCAAAGGTAAACATACTCCTGTCGAATAATCAGCGATAAGTTATACTACAAGAATAGATACAATTTTTTATGGCAACAGTAAGAGCAATCGACAAACTAAAGCAAGCCTTTAGTGTCGAAGAACGTAGTAGCTACTCCATTTTTAAGGGAGAAGAACTAATCCTAAAAATCTTTTGGTCGCCTCTTACAATAGCTGATAGAGATACTATAAACAGTACACTAATAGCTATGAACAAAGGTCAGCAAGAAGGAAGTCTTGATTTTGCATTACAGGTTATTGTTACAAAAGCCGAAGATGAATCAGGTGTAAAGATGTTTACATCAGGAGATTTACCAGCACTAAGAAGAGAAATACCTTTATCTGTCCTACTGGACATAATGACTAAGATGCAGGGAGTGGGCGAGGGGGAAAGCCCCGATGCCGTAAAAAGCTAAACTGAAAAAAGATAACTTTATATACTTACAGTTTTTTATTGCAGAAAAACTAGGCTACACGCACAAAGAAGTCCGAGAAAAAATGTCGGTCCAAGAACTGTATGCTTGGAACGCTTATTTTGAAATAAAATCTGAAAGAGAAGAAGAAGCCTACGAAAAAGCAAAAAGACAAGCCCAAGTTCGTAAAGTACGCTAAACTTTTAATATCTGACTCAAATTTGCGGTGGCTGCGTCAAATTACAGCGTAAATATAAAACTAAATACTACAGCAGCTAAGAACGACTTACAGAAACTAGAAGCACGAATAAATAAGCTACGCAAAAATCTAAACGAACCACTAAAAATAGATACAAGAGTATCAAAAATAAATAAAGAAATAGCAAAAAGTAAAGAAGCTCAAAGAGTTTCAATGATTGAAACCAGACGTATGGGAGATATAGTGCAAAGAGCAGCAGACAAAGGTCTAAAAGTAGATAAAGCCAGAGCAGCAATAAAAAGAGCAGGAGTGTTAGATCAAAAGAATTTACTTAAGAGTTCGGAAGCACAGAGAAAAATAGCTCTTGATGAATTAAAAATACAAACTGATATAACTGAACAGGTAGCAAAAAGAAGTCAGTTAATTGCTTCGGGTAAGTTTGCAGGAGGGAGAAACTTCGGACAGATTGGTGGATCTATAGGACCAGCCTTACCACCTAGTGCAGGAGGAGCAGCAGGAGGTGGAAGAAGAGGATTCGATATTCAAAGTGCTTTAATAAGTGGTGGTTTTCCTTTGCTATTTGGTCAAGGTCCATTTGTCGGTGCTGCTGGTGCATTAGGTGGTGGTATCGGTGGAATGTTCGGACAGATGGGTGGTTTTGCAGGAGGTATTGCAGCAACTACAGTAGCTCAGACAATCCAGGCATTTACAGTAGAGACAGGAAAACTTGGAGCAGCTTTAAATGATGCAACAAAAGATGTAGAAGCAGTATCAGCAGCATTAGGAATTACTGGAACGGAATTTGAAAAGAACCTCAGAACTCTGCAAAAATTAGGTGGCGAAGAAGCAGCTTTTGAAGCAGCCAGACAAAAAATGATTAATCTCGTAGGTAAAGATGGGGTAGATGCTCTACAAAAATTTGGTAAAGGAGTGACTGATATAGGAAATGAGTTTACTAAATCTATGACTCTTATGAGATCATCATTAGCTGCATTTATAGGAAGTCTCGGTATTTTTCAACGCATTACACAGCAACTTACTAATTTAAATCTCAGGGCACAAGCTGGTAGATCAGACGATCCAAGGGTAAAGGGTTTACTGCAAGAACTTCGTACCGCAGAGGGGTTTGCTGCTGCTGAAGCTAGATTAGGAATGAAGCCAGGAACTTTAAATAAAGGTAGGCCCGTAGAAGAAATATCGAAAGAATTACTAGATTTACAGAAGAGTATAAATTTAGAGAACGAAAGAAAAGCGATTAATCAGATATTAGGAAAGACCCAAGAACAGAGAGTTAAGAAAATAAATGATGAAATAGCATTGTTAGAAAGAAGTTTTGAAATGTCATCATCTGAGTTTGAAATTGAAAAACAAATAGCACAGATGAAAGAAGATGGAGGAGTACAGGATGAAAATGAATTACGAACTAAACTTAAAAAATTACAGCTATTAGAAAAAGAAAGGCAGTTAGCTGATGAGACAGCAGCAGCGTTTGAAAGAATGTCTCAGTCAATAGCAACTGACATATCACAGGGAATCCAAGGTTTAATCCGTGGAACGTCAACACTCAACGATATGCTCAACAACGTACTGAACAAACTGATAGATGCAGCCTTCAACATGGCATTGTTTGGAAATATGCAAGGCACATTAGGGGGTGGAGGATTATTCGGTTCAATACTTGGTGGACTTGGAAGTATATTTAATCCTACTCCTGCCCCTTTAGGAATGGTGCAGGGAAACTTTATGCCTTCTAATCCTAATTTTAGAGGAGCTAGAGCAGCAGGAGGTCCAGTAAGAGGAGGAAAATCATATATGGTGGGAGAACGTGGTCCAGAATTATTTAGTCCAGGTGTATCTGGAATAATTACACCAAATCACGCTCTTGGAGGATCAACAAACATAGTTGTAAATGTAGATGCTTCGGGATCTAATGTAGAAGGAGATGAAGAAGAAGGAAGGCAGTTGGGCATTGCATTGTCAGCAGCGATAGAATCAGAATTAATTAAGCAGAAAAGACCTGGAGGTTTACTTGCATAATGGCTACTTTTCCATCAATCACACCAACATACGGACAGCAGAAAAGATCCGCACCACTAACTAGAACAGTCCGTTTCGCTGACGGCTATGAGCACAGAATATTATTTGGACTTGCTGCACATCAAAATCCAAAAGTTTATAATTTTACTTTCAACGTATCGGAAACAGATGCAGATACCATAGAAGGATTTCTTGATAGTCGTGCTAATGACAGTGCCAGCTTTACTTTTACTCCACCAGGAGAAGGGTTTACAAAAACAGGAACTTACTCTCAATCAGGCACTACAGTAACAATTACGATTTCAAGTCATGGTGTAGCAGTAGGAGATGAACTTACTATTGATTACACATCTGGATCGGCTACTGATGGTACATTCCTTGTCGCTTCGGTAACTGATTCAAATGTTTTTACTGTTACTGCTGCTGCCAGTGCAACTAACAGTGGTAATGTTTCGATCACTTTATCTGGTGCTGGTCAATATGTTTGCGAAAACTGGACAAAATCTATACCATATAACAATAGAGCCACAGTGCAAGCAACATTTAGAGAGGTGTTTGAACCATGAGTAGTGCTGCTATCGTTAGCAATCTCCAGAATATAAACCCGTCATCAGTAATAGAATTATTCACACTTACACTAGATAACAGCCTACATGGAGCGACCACAGTTTATAGATTTCATGCTGGCTCATCTTTGAAAGATAACGGAGAAGTAGTTTGGGCAGGAAACACATATCAAAGATTTCCTGTAAAAGCTGAAGGTTTTGCTTTTACCAAAGGACAGTTACCTCGCCCAACTCTTACAGTTAGTAATGCCCTAGGAACAATAACAGCAATATTGGCAGCAGTAAACGCTACCACTACTGGTAATGATTTAACAGGTGCAACTGTTACTCGTATTAGAACTCTTGCCAGATTTATAGATGCAGTAAATTTTCCTGGAAACATAAATCCTTATGGCACACCAGATTCTACAGCAGAGTTTCCGCAGGAAATATACAAAATAGATAGAAAATCAGCAGAAAATAGAGAAGCAGTGCAGTTTGAATTAGCTGCTGTATTTGATCTTGCTGGTATTCGTGCTCCACAAAGACAATGCACTAGAGCCGAGTTCCCTTCTATTGGTACTATTCAGACATGAATTGGAAAGAAGCTGCACTTAATCACGCTGAAGTTGAAGATCCAAAAGAATCTGTTGGTCTTTTGTTAAATGTTAGAGGTAAAGAAAGATATTATCCTTGTCGTAATCTATCTATGACAGCACATCAGTGCTTTATTCTTGATCCAGAAGATTATGTAAAAGCAGATAATTTGGGAGATATAGTTGCTGTTGTGCATAGTCATCCTACAACTCCAGCTATAGCTAGTCAGGCAGATAAAGTTAGTTGTGAACAAAGTGGACTACCTTGGCACATAGTCAATCCAAAAACAAAACAGTGGGGATATTATGAGCCACAAGGATACGAAGCACCTTTACTAGGTAGACAATGGGTATGGGGTGTAACAGACTGTTGGTCTTTGGTTCGTGACTACTACAAACAAGAAAAAGGAATAAAGTTGAAAGATTATGAAAGACCTATAACTCCAGAGGAGTTTATGAAAGATCCTTTATTTGAAAGTTATGCTTGGCGAACAGGATTCAGAGAACTTAGACCAGATGAAAAATTACAAGCTGGAGATGTTTTATTGATGAGTATTTTAGATTCAACTTTAAATCATGTAGCTATTTTTCTTGGAGATGAGGTATTACATCATTTAACCGATAGACTATCTTGTAGAGAGCCATACTCGCCTTGGTTACTAAAATGTACAGGAAAGAGGTATCGTTATGCTTCGTAAAATAAAATTATATGGTGAGCTTGCTAAATTCGTAGGACACAAAGAGTTTGAAGTAAAAGCACATAGCCTAGCCCATGCTATGAGTTTTTTAATAAACAATTTTCCTGGAATCGAGCAACACATGAACAGTAGATATTACAAAGTAAAAGTTGGCGATTATGAATTAGATAAAAATGAATTAGGCCATCCGATAGGCAAACAAGATATTCATTTTGTACCTGTGATAACTGGTGCTGGCAGAGGAGTAGGAAAAATATTATTAGGTGCTGTATTGATTGGATTTGCAATAGTAAACCCTGCTGTAGGTTTTGGACTTGGGCCAGGTGGTTTAGGAGGAGGATTTGCAACTGCATCTGGAGCGTTTAGTCTTACGGCATTTGCAGGAAATATCGGTATTGCTTTAGTGCTAACAGGTGTGTCTGAAATGCTGACTCCTTTACCTAAAAGACCAGAGTTTAGTTCAGAAGAAGATCCAAGACTGTCATTTAGTTTTGGTGGAACGCAGCAGACAGGAAGAGCAGGAACTCCTGTTCCTTTAGTTTACGGAGAAATATTTACTGGTAGTGTTGTAATAAGTGGTGGTATTGATACTGAACAGGTACAAGCATGATTGAAAAGAAACATCTTATTAGAGGTGCAAAAGGTAATGATCCACCTCCATCTCCTCCTCAACCGACTAGAGAACCTGATACTCTTCATAGTAGGCAATTTGCAACCTTTCTTGATCTTGTTTCAGAAGGAGAGATAGAGGGTTTTGCAACAGCATCAAAAGAAGGTAGAACAAAAGGTACAACTGCATACAACAACGCTGCATTAAAAGATGTTTTTCTTAATGACACTCCAGTATTAAGAGCATCAGCAGATTCTACAGATCCTCAAACTACTGATTTTAACTTCCAAGATGT